TCGCGAGCACGTTGCCCGGGTCGAGCGTGTCGACCGTGAAGATCGTGCTGTTCGAGCTGTTGCCGACCACGAGCGTTGGGATCGAGTCGGGCGGCGGCACGCCGAGCAGCCGCGTCGCGAAGGGGTATGGCTCCGGGCCGCTCGTTGCGAGCGCGAGGTTCGTGAAGCGTGGCGCGTCGAGCCCAGTGATGTAGGTGCGGTAGGTGGTGTCGCCCGGGATGATCCCGCGCGCCACGTCTACGTCTTCGTCCCACGAGAGCCAGATGGCGTTGTCGGTGTCGCCCGCCATGAGCGCGATCGTGCGCACCGGTCCGGCGTTCGCGAGGCCCTTCGTGACGCTGAACTGCCGCCATGCGCTCAGGTCGCCCGTGTACAGGCGCGAATTGATCGCCTGCTGCGACGCGTTATCAGGCAGCTTGACCGGCGCGATCAGCGGCACCTCGCCACGGAACGAAGAGACGATGCGCTGCGTCATACGCCATGCGCCGGGAAGGGCGCCGTCGGAACTTCGGTGCCGTCGCGCAGCACACCCTTGGTGACGCGCACCTGACTCGTGAACGCGTCATAGGGGGCTTGGTTCTGCGACGTGGTGGTTGGCCCCACGCAGAAGAACGCGCTCGTGCTGTGGTTGCCGCCCGAGAAGTTGACGGTCGCGATGTTCACGCCATCCATCCAGATCTCGGCTGTGTCAGCGGCCGTGAAGAGCGTGCGAAAGAAGTGCCACGCATCCTTCGAGACAGGCACTCCCGTGTCCACCTGCCCGCCTGCAACGACGAACGAGACCGCTGGTGAGCTGCCCCGCGTGCCGAGCCGGCAGTTGAACACCCCATCGTTCGTGCCCCACGCCCAGATGGTGTCGCCGAAGATGGAATTGGGCGCCGACGTGATGTAGTGCCACGCGTCGACCGTCAGCAAGAACGGGCTGAACGACGCAGGCGACCACAAGCCTCCGTCACCGGTACTGACGACTTGGTTGGCAACGAAGACCGTGCCGCCGTCGGTGTGTTCCTCGAACGAGCCGTAGGTCGGCTGCATCGAGAACGGTCCGGCGGCAAGCGCCAGCTCGTTGTGCGTCGTGACGGCCTGCATCAACGGGCTCGTGTCGTCGTAGGGGCCCGACGCGAGGTACTGATACAGCAGGATCACGTCGGCCCAGTACGGGTCGCCGCCCGAGGCACCGTGCGGGATCCGTGCGCCAGCGAGAGTGGCGAAGCTCATGTGTGCAGATCCCCGCAGAGCACCCAGTCGTCAGCATGCCGGGTGTGAATGAGCGTGAGCGTTGCGTACTGCCCGGCGGCCTGCGCGAGAAGCCCGGAGCGCACATGCACGTTCACGCCCGAGACGGGCAGCACGTCCACCGCTGCGGCGCCCTCGACATAGATCAGCACGCTCCTGCCGTTCAGGTCGCCGCCACCGAGCTGCGCGTCGGCCGGCACGACGATGTTCTGCGTGCCCGTCGTGCCGCTCGTCTGCAGCCCGTTGTCGAGATCCGCGACGCCGATCGTGTGGTCGCCCGGCACGTCGGTGAACGCGAGCCGGGGCACGCTGAGCTGGATCGTGTCGGGCTCGCCGCTCGCGACGCTGAGCAGGATGCCGGTGCCGACGACGATACGCTGAGGATTGCCGAAGTCGCTGCCCTGCTGCCACTCTGGCGGCGTCGTCGGCACGCCGTCGATGCGCACGGCGTTGCCCGACACCTGCTCGATCGTCAGGTTATCCCCGACGATGATCGTCTCGGGGTTGCCTTCAAGCGCCGAGAGCGATTGCCACCCGGGCGCCACGCCGACAAGCTGGATCTCCGACGCACCGCTGCCACTGCTGCGCGTTGCCGTGAGCAGCGGCCCCAGCACGTTGACGTGGTGCACGCTGTCATCACCGAGCGGCACGCCGTCCTGATACCACTGCAAGAAGGTCGAAGGCGGCGAGCCTTCCACCTCGACGGTGAGCACACCGTCCACGAGCGACACGCTCAACCCATCGGCGAGGTTGAGAGTGTTTACAGGTCCGATCGGCGAGCCGGCTTGCTCGAAGTCAAGCTGCGTCTCAGCCGACAGCGTGATGACGTTCTCGTTCTCGCCGACACCGCGCGTGGCTGTGAGGCCACCCGTGATGTTGACGGTGTCAGCGCTGGTGTCGCCGAGGTTTTCGCCGTCGAGCTGCCACTGGATGAACTGCGGGAAGCCCTCGTCGGTTTGCTCGGGGAAGACAGGCCCGGCAGGAGTGATACCGAAGGTCATCGCTCACGCCGTCTGCATGTCGCCGCACACGAGCAGCGTCAGCCCGTCTTCGCACATGAAGAGCGTGATCGCAGCGCCCATGCCTGCAGTCCACGGCAGGAACTGGCTGCGGCAGAGGATCGTCATGCCGCTCGCCACGGCGATCTCGCCGTGCGCGGTGCTGCGTTGGATCACGAGCACGCTCTGGCCCGGTAGCAGCGTGCCGGAGTCCACGGTGAGCACCTGATTGCCGCTCGTGCCGCGCAGGTTGATGGTGTTGTTCGCGTCGGTAGGCAGCACGGCGTCGTCGCCATACACGTCACGGAAGCCCGATGCGATTTCGACTTGGACGATGTTCTCGAATTCGCCAACGCCGCGCGTTGCCGTGAGCCCCGAGCCGAAGTTGAGCGTGTCGGCGTCGGGGCCACCGAGATCGGTGCCTTGGTCTTGGAACTGGATGAACGACGGCGAGCCGTCGCCCGTCTGCTGTGGGAAGGGGTTGCCGGCGCCCCCGACCGGGCTGACGCTGAAGGCCGTCATACGACGAACTGCCTCGGGCGCGCACGTTGCGGGCCCACGTTGAACGCGCGCTGCGCGTCGGCCTTGCCGTTCGAGATCCCGGCGCGGAATTCACGCTCGCGCCGCGCAGCTTCGGCGGGGTTGCTCCATGGCTGGCCCGGCACAGCGAGCAGGTAGGCGAGCGCGCCTGCCTCGATCTCGTTGCTGTACTTCATGAGCGGGGCCTGCGGGATGTTCACCGCGTCCTCTTTCGGCTGCAGGATGATCGTCAGCGTGAGGCCGAAGACCAAGCTGGGGATCGGTTGCAGCGCGAACTGCGCCTCGGGGATGTAGCAATACTTCGTCGGCAGGCCCGCCGGCATGTTGGGATCCCACGTGGTGCTGTCGCTCGCGACGAGCGGCCACGTCTGGATGCCCGTCGGGCCGGTCTGCGACGCCGAGATCGCCTTGACGCCGATGATGTCGAGCTGAGGGTCGTCGCCGAGGCTGTACTGCTGCTGGTTCGCGACCGTCGAGCCCTGCAGCGTCATGAGCAGCCACTGCGTCTGCTGGCACCACTCGCGCAGCGCGCGCACGAACGCGCGCCGCAGCGTCGCCGTCGGCGCCTTCCTGCAGATCTGCGCGATGTTGACGAGCTGGTCGTTCGCGTTGACCGTGTTCACTTCGTGGCTCCTGCCGGCGACGTGCCGGGCTCAGACGCCACGCGCGGCGCCACGGCGATCTGCGTCGAGCTGCGCAGGCCGAGGAACTGGCCCCAGCGCTGGTAGTACGTGGCCGACTTCGTGAGATCCTGACGCGCGGTGTTCTTCGCGTACGCGCGCGAGAGCACGTAGTCGATGAGCGGGGGCCGGTAGATGTCGGACAGCGGCATTTCGGCCGACACGTCCGTGATCGGCTCGGGCGGCGTGGCCCAGAGCATGCGCACCTGCCCGCGCCCGTCGTTGGGTGGCGAGACGACGAAGCGGCGCGGGTCACGCGGGTCGGCGGCGTAGTTCTCCACCGTCGTTTCCATCGTGCCGCGCGGCCAGAAGCGATTGCTCTCCTGCAGCAGATCGAAGTCCACCTGCGTGACGATGCGGCCGTTCCGGTTCTCGCTGATGCGAATCAGCGAGGTGCCGTTGTCGGGGATCGTCTGCAACGTGCCAGCGGTGAGCTGCACGTACTCTTCCTGCGTGTAGGCGTCGGCCTTGACACCGCAGGTGGCGTCGATCCCTTCGTTCAGGTAGGTGAGAAGGTCAGCGTCCGACCACGTGCGCTTCGCGGTGTCGAGAAGAGTCCCGCGCGCGCTGTCGAGAATGGTCTGAGCGCTGATCATGTCACGCGAGCGACGTTTCGCCCGCCACCTTCGCGTTCCACGCCTCGTACAGCGCCATCACCTCCTTGCGGAGCGTTGCGATGTGCTTGTCGGGATCGAGCGCGGCGCCGAACGTGTCGAGCGCGAACCCGATCAGGTCTTCCTTCGTGGCCTTGCCCACGTCGAAGTTGTCGGCCGCCTCGGCGCTGTTGACCACCTTGGGCATGCCCGCGAAGCCCTTCAACCACTTCATCCGGGCCGGCAGATCGGCCTTGATGTCGCCGGTGTAGACCCGGTAATCCTTGTGCTCGCGCAGCAGCTTGTTGTTCGGCAGGAGCCGCCCGTCGTGGATGTTGATCACCATCGGGTGCGTCTTGTCCTGCTTGTACTTCGCGCTGCGCGCGATGTTGTTGGCGAGACGTTGGTCTTGGGCTTCGCTGATCATGGTTTCCCCGTTTGATCGGTTGGTGGTCGAGACTTACTTGCGCTTCGCGTTGACCTTCGCGAGCTGCTTCTTGTCGAGGGCCATGTCGGCCTTCGAGCCTTCCTTCATGCCCTTGGGATCTTTGTCGAACTTCGATTTCTCGAAGGTCTTCATCGACATGGGCTTCTTCATCGGCATCATCTTCTTGGTCGCCATCGTCGTTCTCCCTCGGTTGGCATGAGCGTTCCACGTGGAACGCTCATGTCAACCGCCCCCTCGCGGGGGCGGCGACGATCACGAGCCCGACGGGCCACCGGGCGTGTACGCCCGGCGCTTCATCTGCCCTTGGTCGCTGACGGCGACCGACGGGCCGAGAGGCTTGTGCGGATAGCGAGCCTTGGCCTTGCTCTTGGCCTGCGACTGCTCCGTGTTGATCGTCTCCGGCGGAACCTTCACGCTGTAGTTCGCGCCATACGGGTTGCTGGTCTTCATCTGATGCTCCTGTAGTTGAGACCCGCTCTCGATCAGCTCACGCGCGCGACGAAGGTGCCGACGTACGTGGCCGCGATCACCTGAAAGCCGAAGACCATCAGGCCGCGAACGATGTACCCGAAGTCGTTCGGGTTGTCGATCATCTGGCACTCGACGATCTGGCTCGCGAACGTCAGCCCGGCCGAGTGGCCGAACATGCCGTACGTGGCCGGGCCGGGGCTCGACTGCGTGAGCAGGTTGCGCGACTGGTAGAGCGTGAAGCCGTTGACTTCGCCCACCTTGCCATTGCGCATGATCGACACGCCGTCGCCCGCGAGGGACGCGATGCGCAGATCGCTCTTCTTGATCGCGGCCATGAAGGCCGGCGGCGCCACGAGCCAGCGGCCCTCTTCCGACACGTTCTGCTCGTCGAGGACTTGGCCGCAGCCGACGATGAAGTCGAGCACGGAAGTCTTGTCGAGCGCGACCGGGTTGGTCGAGTCGCCGAGGTTGATGTTCTGGCTGTCCGCGCCCGCGTGCGTGCCGCTGTTCTGGCTCGACACTTCCGCAGGGATGGTCGTCAGCATGTCGCTGTCGGCCGCGATGCGGAGCTGGATCGATCCGTCGTTCGCGAACACGTCCGCGAGATCAAGGTCCGACTGTCGAGCGTCGACCGTGGAAAGCGCCACGGCGAAGCTCTTGGCCTGATTGATCGACAGCGTGACCGACGGGTTGCTCGGGTACTGAGGCGTGAGCCCAGCACCGATCACGTAGTCGCTCACCGTCACGTCGGGGATCGTGCGGATCTTGACCGACGCGCCGAAGCCCGCGATCTCACCCTCGTAATCCGTCGACGCGATCTCGCCGAAGACCGTGGTCTTGTAGAACTTCTCGACCAGCTTGCCGGAATACAGCTCGGGGTCGAAATTGACGGTACCGGACGGACCATAGTCCGGCACGCCTGATGCACGAGGAACGCCACTCATGTCTGCTCTCCTGAAGGGTTGTGGTCAGGGGCCACGTAGCGCGCTGTCTATGCGCGGGCCGTGGCGCGCAGCTTCATGCGGGCTTCAAACTTCACTCGCTCGTCGTCCTTCACCTTGCCGAGAGCAGCACGCTTGTAGAAGTCCTTGACTTCCGCGTCCGACGGGGCCGTGAGGCCCGGGTCCGCTGCTGGGGGTGCATCACCTCCTGCGGGTGCCGCGCCGGAGCCCGAGGGCGTCACGGGAGGCGTCGGCGTCTGCACGCTGCGCTCCCATGCGTTCATCATCTTCGCGACGGCCTTCGCATTGCCTGCGTGCACGTGCTTGGTGAGAACTTCCTGACGTTGCATGTCCGTGTTCGGATCGATCTCCGCGAGCCACAGGTGCC